TTGATCTAATATGGTATCCATAGTATGTTTAGACATATGTAGATTTCTATTGGAGTAAACCTCAGGATTGCCCCTAGGGCAAAAAGAACATGTCCTATCACAAATCTCTGTGATATTTAGTTTGATATGCTTCATTGAGATTGAATATCCGCTAATGTATCTTCTAGTATTTCCTTAACCATAACATCTTTAGCTGAATTAATACCTCCATTTTCATACTTGTAGGCAAAAGAGAATCTATCACATTTAGTATAAGCACAATGCCACAGAACGTGTTCTTTTTCTTCTACCGATCCAAAGTAATGGTATCTAACATTCCATCCAGGTTTGTCATGAAGTGTGATGATCTCACCAGTAGATGGGTCTTTATATCTAAAGTAACCTTCTCCAGTCTCCGACCAAGTAAATAGAATCTGGTATGATGGACTATTCCAGTTAGTATGCCATGCTACAAAGCCTTCGGGTGGATACATTAAAGCCAACGCAGATGTATGAGCTCCTAATAGGGCAGCAGTTTTATTCTTAACACGCTCAACATAATCAGACCATATATCGGGCTGTTTCCTTTTAAGTTGAGGCATATTAATAGAATAATAGCTAGTAGGAAAACCTACATGAGTAGTAGGATTAATAAACTCTAGATATTCTTCTTCACAATAATATTCATTAGTTACATCTGGGACTTCTAGCCTTTCAGAAATACCATCCTCGACTCCATGATCTTCTTTGAGCTGGTAGAACTCCTTACGGAGCTCCTCCATCATATTAAGTAGTTCTTTATTTTTTAATTCAATTTCATGAGTAACCATGTTACACCTTAAATCCTGAGTAATCGCTTTGTTTATCATTATCTGGCTTAGGAGAATCATCAAAGCTTACGTTTTGTGCAGATTCTTCAACATCATACAACTTCATCTTAGATCTATCAACACCAATAACAAATCTCTTATTAGCTCCAGGATCATTATATCGGTTCTTAAGCTGTTTAACCATGATTTGTCTATTAGCTTCAAGTTCTTCTGATGATATCAAAGCAAACATAAAGTCAGCTGTAGCGGGTAGACCAAATGATTCCGAGGTATCTTCTAAACCAACATCTGAGTTACCATAACCAGAACGTGTAGTCTGAGTAGCTGTAACAATAGGAACATTAAACTCTACTGCCAGACCACGTAGTTCTTCGGCAATAGCCTTAATATATGTATAACTGTTGATCGCACCTCCCATAGATTTCATACGAGATGATGAACAAATATTAAGATAATCAATAAAGATCATTTGAGGTTCAAAGTTTTTCTTTAACTTCAACTCATTTAATAAAGCTCTGAAGTGACCAGCATGAGCAGAACCAGTAGGATATTCCTTAATGATTAACTTACCACTAGTCTTATCAGCTACGGTCTTAACTCTATCCTTTAACATATTATAAGATAAGTTCTCAAGCTGATCAATAGGTAGATCAAATAGGTTAGCATCAATACGTTCAGCAATACGTTCTTCGGCCATCTCCATAGTAATGTATAGAACGTTCTTGGATTGAGCTAAGGCCGCAGCACCCATATGACACATGAATAAAGATTTACCAACACCAGTATTATGGGATGACAATCCATTAGTATAATATCTATGATTATCATGATCAACATTGATATCTACAATAGGAACCATACTACCAGTTTTTTCAATAGTACACCGCTTGAATGTACCGTCTTGATCCAGTATATTAATAACTCCGCCCAAATTGAATATTTGTTCAGCAGATACCCACCCTATAGGAGTTTCAAATAGATGATCACAATTGCATGATACAGTTCTATTATCATCCTCAACAGTGCAAAGATATTCTTCATACATGCCTTTATCTACGAAGAAGTTTACAGGAACATATCCATCAGGTGAATCAACCTCTATTTCATAGCCTTCTTCTAAAAGTTGCTTAACATTTCCTATTTCAATTTCGGTAGCCTTCCACTCTTCCATTCAGGATTCTCCATTTTAAGATTTTTTTCTTAGACGAACATTGATTAATGTGTCAGGGGTGACGCAACCGGCTAGGCATACATTCAATGTCTTATTAGGCAATCCGCCTTTAGTAATCCTATTGAAGTAATCTAAATCAAACGGTACACGTTCTTCTTGTTCATGATAGAAAGCATAACGCTCATCTACATTCTCAATATAATCATGACCTATATTAGTATCAAAAGATACCCCGAGAGCTTTGGTTAATATATCAGGTAAAGCATTCTTAGATAACTCCTCATGCTTACCATCAATAATAGAAATGGATTCCATGATAGCTAGATACAAAGCTCTATCTTGGCACCATTTTTCAGTCTTCTCAAATAGCCACTGATCGTCAATAGGGTCATTAGCAAACATTTGAGGAAGCATGTCCATAGCCGAAACATATTGTTCCTCATTAAGTCTACTATTACCATCCAATTCAATTCTAAAAGCTTCACTGGTAGGTAACTTATTATACTTGGCTGTAAACTTAGCGACCTCATTGAACATCGTTTTATAGATACCTTCAAAGTAGTTGGGATTAATGAAGGGTAGTACCTTACGCATAAAGTTATCATTAGTAACAATATTACGTAATATAGTAAGCTCCAAGCTAGATGTATTATTCAATCGGATCACCTTTGTCTTTAATTACTAGAGACTTATTATACACTGATTGTTCAATAATGTCAACTAATATGTCAGCACAAACATTCTGCAAATCAACATCGGTATCTGGATCTAATTCTTCTGTAGATTCAATTACCTTAAAGTTAAATGTTAGGTTATCGGTTTTACCATCAATAGCCACATTACCGAATCTAACAACGGTTTCTGTATAGTCGCCTGTCAGGATACGAACGTCCCAAGCTTGTTCGTTCATAGCCCATTCGACAGGGACCAACTCATAGTCAATCCCTTCTTTCATATTATACTTCCTGTGCGATCTCTAATTCAACTTCAGTCTTATACCCAATAGTAAACTGTTTCTTAACAAACTCTTTAAAGTCCGTATCATTTAAGATAGAGTGCCAAAAATCTTCTTCGAGAGTATCTTTCATACGCACTTTAGGATCTAGTAATTCTCCAGTCTCTCTATCGACTTTACAGTACCAACCATTAGAAGGTTTAGCAACATAATTACCAGCCAAGGCAACATCTAAAAGACCTGAGTATTGTTCGATACCACCATCCCATGATACTGAAATAGGAATCTTAGATTTCTCTTTAACATAACGAGATTTCTCAACGTTAATAACGAAATCATATCCTGTAATCTCTGTACCAGTCTTATTCTGACGACGACCAAGAATCCAGATATTATCTGCTGAATAATAAATTCCAGTACCGCCAGAAACAACTGCCTTAGGAAATAATCCAATCTCTTGATATGTGTGATTGATCGCCAACATAGGAATATCCTTCATTGCAAGATAAGGAGTAGACATACGGAATAAACCCTTCAATGCCTTGGCTCTAGACATATCAGCCACTGACTTCTCGTTAATAGCATCGTCCAATTCTTTCTTTGATGCTAGGTTACCAATAGAGTCAATAACTACAATTACTTTATCATTACGATCAATAGACTCTAATTGATTAATCAAATCAAATTTAAGCTCTTCTACGTTAGCGATAGGAGTATGTAAGATACGAGAAGTATCAATACCAAACATTTCAAAGTATGATTGAGGTGAACCAAACTCAGAATCATAAAATAAGATAATAGCGTCGTCATATTTCTTAAGATACGCACCAGCCATTAATAATGCAAATGATGTCTTGAAGTGTTTAGATGGACCAGCCAATACGGTTAATCCTGGTGTCACCCCACCATCAATAGATCCTGATAGGGCAACGTTTACCATTGGTACCGGAGTAGAAACCATATCTTTTTCATTAAAGAATTTTGATTCAGACAATACTGATGATGTCTTAATCTTTGAATTCTTTTTTAGTTTATCCATAATACTCATTAAGCTTTCTCCTTGAGGTTTACATTTTGTTCTTTTCACTGTTTATTATAATACACTTTTCATATAAAGGCAACTAGTTTGTCTGCTTAATATAAATCTCTATGTAACATCTTTTTCATATTAAATTATACTCCATTTTTATAAATAAATTCAATAGCTCTATCGGCTTCTATATGCATAGGTCTATTCTCATACCAATTACCAGTATCCCTATCAAACTCCCTGCAAAGGTCCTCAACTTCTTTTGCTGTTATAGGATACTTACGATGAACTGCATGACCAGCTAATGATACCATAATAGCATACATTTTACGATACCATCCTTCAGAGGATACTATATATTCACTAGCCAACCTTCTTGGCCAGAATGGACAATCTCTATATGACGTCCATGTTACATCAGTATTATCTAATTGATTCTTCCGAGACTCTATAATCTTATTGGCCCAATCTCCTGGTAATCTATCTAGGAATGATTTACCTTCTGATCTAGTAGAGTACTCCCATTTAGCCATCAATAATGATGGATTGATCAATGTGTCTGATTTGTTAGTAAAAATAAACGAGTCGGCGCCGCTATAGTCACCCGGAATAAAGTACATGCGACTAAGATCCTTAGTCTGTTTATCTCCGATATCCCCTAACTCACTATTGAGGGCATACCAGAAGTGCTTTATCTGTTCATTATCTACTTCTTCAGTGAGTGGAAAAACCAGTCTAAACTTAGGACTACCAGGCCGGCTACTAGCAGTAGAGTAACAAACAAAATAATACTGTCCAAAACGAGTTCTAAGTTCATCTTCCAAATTTCCTTTAAATTCATGATCATCAACGTCTACTGCAGCCCATCCAGCCCATTTAACAACAGCTTTATTTGA